TTGGTCTTAGTTGCTCCGGTAATAGCTGTGTTTTCGTCTACCTTGCCGTCAAGGGCTGTCTGTAGCCCTGTAACGTCAGCAATAGCGTGAGTGTGAGAGGTACTAGCTTTACCATTTAAGGCTGTTTGTAGGTCGGTTTGAGCGGAGAGCGTGCCGGTGATAGAACCCCAAGCTGGTGCACCTGCTTCTGAAAAAGTAACCCAACCAGCGTCTTTTCTGACATACTTAACACCATCAATAGGTGCTTCTGGTACAGCACCCCCAGTGCCACTTTCGTAATAGTCTAATTTTCCAGTAAAAGGGTTAAATTTCCACGCCATATCTAAGTCTTAGTTACGTTTGATATTGTTCCTTTTCCACTATCTGTGTAAGTGATAACAATAGTAGCTACAGTAGTACCACCAGCACCTCCTGTTTTATATACCCAGGTATCAGTTGTGCTGGCCTCAGTTAAAGAAAGATAATCATGAGCTGGTATCTTCATACCAACCAAATAGTTCTGGTTTTCACCAACATCTTTAACAACCTTGGGTTGTATTTGTTCTGTGTATAGATTACCGTTCATAGCGTGATAATTCTTTTTCTAAGGCCGTCATCTTTTCTTTAGTCTGTCCGTAGTCTTTATGGAGACTGACATACTTAAAAACATGCTCTACCGCTTCATCTTTCATCATGCCACGGGTCAGCTTTTGGATAAGAAAATTCTTATCACTAAAATCTTTCATGTAGCCGACAATCTCTTGAAATTTAGCGTGTTTTCCCGGGTCGCTGGCTATTTCCCACGGGTGCATACCCATTGCCTGTGCTATTTCAGTTGAAATTATTACGTCTTGATCTGGAGTGAAGTCTCTCATGAATATTTGTTGCGATTAGTCCAAACTTGGTCTACTCGACCACTAGGCTGAATAATAAGTTTATAACCATTTCCAATAAGAAGATTAAAGCCACTACCAACGTCTAAATACTTTGCAGAACCAGCAGCTACTGTTGTCTCTGGTGCAGGCCAACTTAGACGATTTTTAGTTAGTGTAGTGAAAACTGCCATATATACACATTATACCACTTGACGATAGGTTTTGTTAAGCGTAGGGTATTTGTATGAAAACAATAATATTGATGGGATTGGTGGTTTTACTAAGTATGAGTACAGCATATGCCGGAGCTAAGTTGGTTAAGGGTGAAGAATTCGCACAAGTAGGGATTGGTAGTGATATGGTCGTTATATCTAAGGTGGTTGATGGTTCTACTACTTGTTACGTGAGTCGAAGTGGCAAGTTTGGATCACATAATTTAAGTTGTGTTAAGTAGTATGGGAGTGATTATTTTCTTAATCGGGGCAGTTTGGTTAGCAATACTTTTCCCTTGGCTCTGGATTGTTTATATAATGTTTTTTGCTATTTCTGCGTTTCGGTAGCATCTAACAAAGCTCTAAGTGCTTTTCTTTGGTCTTCCACATCAGCTTTCCCAGCTTGTGATACTGATTGCAATATGTCAGCTATGCCAGATTTAATACCACCAGAAAAACCAGTTCTTGGTACACTTTCGGGGTATAACTCTCGTAACTCTTGAGCAAAGGCAGCAATATCTTTAGGCTTTGCATCTTTATAACCCAATTGACGTGATATAGCGTCCATTTCGTCTGCAATAGCTTCATATGCTGGTGAACTTTGAGCCTCACCAAAAATGCGTCTCAGGTTTACTTTAGCAAATTCAGCCGGGTCAGTAGATTTTGTGACATTAAAGTTTGGTGTTTTAATAATACTATCCTCAATATCATCAGTAAGAGTAACTAAGTTTCGATACTTTGCATTAAGTGGTCGTATTTCTGGAGCTATATTTTCTAATTGATTAGTATAGATGTCTCGGAACATTCTAAACATACTCATATCTTGACCGTTTGCGTTCACTCGCAGATCACCAATCCCTTCCATCCTAGTCTCTCTCTGTAATTTAGAGAAAAGATTATCCATGTCACGAACTTGCTTTGCTGTCAGAACATCGCCAGACTCTTTAGAAAGAGTATACAGTTCTTGTATTCTAGCTCTTTCGGCTGGTGTATATTTGCCAACAAATTTAAGTGTGTTGTTAGAAGTTGGCGTAATGCCATTTTGCATTAAAACATCATCAATCTGGCTAAAAGCTACACCCATATTTGCTTTTACGTTAGACTTACCAAGTTTTTCTACTTCATCGCCAATCATTTGACCAATCTTTTGCTTTTGTTTTTCGATTATTTCGTATTGTTTACCAGCAAGTTCACCACCAACAATAGTAGGATTGGTTTTAACACCAATAGTTTTTGGTGTTTCATCAGCAATATCAAGCACACGTTTATAAGCCGCCTTAGTTACAGGGTCAGCTTGTGTAACTGTATTTATATATTTTTCAGGTAAATCTACTTTAAGAGCTTGTGCAACAGGTGGAGTTGCGGTTCTTATTTTTTCAGCTTTAGCAGCCTGTTCTTGTGTTGCTTCTGTTACCCTACCGACAAATCTTGGGACTCTTTCAACAAGTTCACTGGCTTTTTGTTTAGCACCTTGAACAATAGTTGAATCTGGTATTGTTTCTGTAACAGCTTTAGTGCCAGTTTCAATAGTTTTACTTACCGGATTCTTTAACGCACCTACAGCTGGGGCTAGTAAAGGAGCGGCACCACCTAATAAAGTTGCTACACCGGGTGTTAAAGTTTGTGCTGTACTTTTACCCTCAACTAAATCTTGACCAACGTCATAGGCGTAACCAAGACCAGCACCTACAGCTACTTGTGCTGGAATACTAGCACCACCAGTCAAAGCTATACCAGCTGGTATAGCAGCCGTTTGTAATCCAGCTCCTAACATTTCTTTACCTGTCGGAGCTTGAACACCTTCACTTAGTATTTCAGATTGTGTCTTCCCGGTTAGTTCTTCCACTTTCTTTTGACCTTCATTCTGACCAACTATTTTACTTAAAGGTGAGTTAGGATATTTTGCAATAAGGGTATTAGCCATACGGCCAAACACGTCAGTCGCACCACCTAGCCCCACCGCTTCTGTTACTTTGTTAGAAATTGGTTGACCTGTTTCATTTGTAGGTTGTATAGGTGTTGTAGTTGATACACTAGTAACTTGGTCTGGGGTAACACCATGCTTTTCCAGTAATTGTTTTGCTGTATAGATAGCCATATTAGATAATATCAGTTAGTGTTCCATCTGGTAAAACTCGGTATTGTGTACCACCAATATCAATAATTTCTCCTACAGTTTTTTCTCCCAAAGAAGGAATATTTACTTTAGAATAACCCTGTATGACAGTACCAGTTCCAGAAAGTTTTGTATCTAGTGTACCTTGTATTTTTGTACCAAAGTTATCAATTCTGTCTTGCGAATTTATACCAAATAGTCCCATATCAGTTCCAGGAATAACACCAACTTGTCCTATTCTACCTGGTAATTGACTAGCATAAAATTCTTCTTCTTGATTTGTTAGAGCTGCTCCAGTTCTTGCACGAGCTAATAAGTCCACAATTTCACCACGAAGGTCTATGTATCTTTGTTGGTCTTCTGCACCAAAAAGTTTACCAACCCCAGCCGAAAGTAGTCCTTGCTGTCTTTTTTTGTCTAATTCCTTTAAGTCAGCTACTTTCTTTTGAATGTCATACAATGCTAAAATTCCATCTTCTTGAGTAGGTGAAATAGATGTTGATTTAATACCAGTATTTGTTGAAAGAATAGTGCCTTCTGGTTTTGGAGCCTGTTTTGCATATTCAGTTACTTGAGCAACAGTTAATCCAGATTGCTTTAATTCAGACACGGATGGTAATTTACCTGATTCAGCATATTGTTGACCATAAGCAACTATATCTTGTGACACTGTAGGGTCTTGAGTTGGATTTAATTCAGCAAGTAATTTTTGTTGTTGCAAGCTTTGAGTGTACATTTGAGATTCAGCTTGCATTCTTTGAATTCTCCCTATAAACGGACTAGCCAAAAACGCCGCTTCTTGTGGGCTTTTAGCATTACGAATAGCAGTAAGTGTGCCTTGGTCAGCACCATTAGCGGCAGCATCAACCATATAATCACGCTGTTCTTTTTCATTAGCTAGTGCTGTTTCAATATTTCGCTTTCTTTCAGCTAGAGCAATGTCTAATTGTTCTTTACGAGCTTGTGACTCCCTAGTGTCCATTTTATCTAGTCTTGCAATCTCAGCTTCAATAGCTAAGTTCTCAAATTCAAAAGCTTGTTTTTTTTCAGCTAAAAGACTATCTACCTCAGCCTTAGCTTCGTTTACATTACCTAATTGGGCACTTTCTATAATCGCCAAATCAGCTAATTCAGTTACAGCATCAGCTTGTACTTTAGCCTTTTCACTATCAACAAATTCACGTGCTACACCACGCCTTTCAGCGTTTGTTTCAAAATCTCGTAGAGTTTCACGTAGTTTTACTCGTCTTTCTGCTATTTGATTACGAGTATTACCTAATTCTTGCTGTAGCTCTGGTAATCTAAATTGTGTTCGTGCATCAATTCCTGCTTGACTAAACTCATTAGCAAAACCACGAATATTATCAGCTTGTGTTTGACCTTGTGTATCTAATGCTTGTTGAGTGTCTGTAGTACCACGTAGTAAAAGACGATTTAAAGTTTCTTCAGGGTTTGTAAATGGTGAAGATAAAGTTGTATTGCCGATTCTACTAGTTAGGTTATTAAAATCAGTGTTAAATTGATTTGTAGCAATATCAGCTTGTTCTCTAGTGTCTCGATTAGCACGAACATCTTGTATTGAGAAGTTACCATTAAGAGCTTCAGATGGTACAGCATCAGGCATTGGTACAGTAAAGCCGGTACGTTGACCAGGTTGGTTTGGTAATTCAGAAATTGGGCGTCTTAACTCTGCACGAGCATCGGGTGTTGATACCCCTTGATTAACCATTCCTCGTACAGCAGCTATGCGACTTGCTGCCATTTGTCCTTCGGTTGGGCGTCTTGTTGTGGTAGGTGGCATATTGATAATTTATGTAATTATAGCAAAATCTAGCTCCATTGTATTGTCTGCAGCTTGTTGAAACTCGAATAAAAATTGTGTCTTTCTACTTTTACCTTGTGACGGTACACCAAAGAAGTGGTAGTCCTCAGTTGTGTTAGTTACTTCGCCCATAAAGCGGAAGTTGAGAATATCAATTGTTCCTAAATCATTAGCAGTAACGAAAGAGTTAGCTTCTGTGAAAGTTATAGAGGTTACTGTTGCAGATTCTTCAACACTATCTACTCGCATTAGTTGTCCAGCACCGCTACCCATTTTGATAAAGGCTACATCTCCACGACCAATGTCTAAACCTGTTTCAACAATGTTAAATTTAGTAGTAGAAGCCCATGTACCAGACTTTCCAATCTTGTCAGACTTTTCGTTACGGTAATAGACACGTAGTTTTTCACCTGTTGCTAGTTTCTTATGAAACATCTCTACCTTTTTCCATAAGTCTCTAAAGTTAAATTGGTAGGTAGTCATTAAGAAACCTCGAGATGGTTTAGTACTAGCAGCATCGTGATACACCAGTGTTGATTTTTCTGTACCGTCTGCGTCTAGATATTCATAGCTGGCTAGGAACTTACTATCACTACTTTGTAAAGAATATAAAGCACCTACATTAGTAATTCTCATTTGCCCGTAGTCTTCTTGTGTTGTTAGTCCTGAGCCTAGAGCAAATCTTTGATATAGTCCTATATTTGGGTCAAGACACCATACTCCAGATGGTAAATAATAAGCACCTAACTTTGTCCCAGCAAAAGATGTCAATGAAGTTTGAACATTACCGGCAACTAAAAAGTGTGGTAAGTCATCAATAATAGCCCAACCGTTAGGGTGTATAAAGTCGTCATCGTCTTGTAACTCGTAACCCTCTGGTATAGGAAATTGGATTTGTTTTTCAAAGTCTACAAAAGAGACACCGTTAAAATACTTAACTTTACCGTTTGAAAGAATAGCTACAGGTGTGTCATTCCAAACAGCAATACAAATAACTGATCTAGCACCTACTTTATGTAATTTATTTGCAGTACTAGCACTAGGGGACATGTCCCATTCAATAATGACAGCTTCTTCACTGTTGGCGTCAATTGTTCCTATCCATGAACGGTTGGAACTAGTGACAGCACAAGTCACCTGGTATTGAGTAGCAGAAAAGTCTAATGTACCGTTGCCGGTTTTTGTTACAGTTCCAGTTGGTGTGACTCGGTAAACCTTTACACCGTCATCAATAATATATAAATTACCATCGGAGCCGACCCAGATTAAGTGGCGTTCTCCACTCGCTAAAGCTGATTGTCCTAATGCTGTGACCCACCAAGACGCCCATGTTGTACCATTCCAAGATTTAATGTCTGTAGCTTCTGAAACTAAAAACAATCCATCAAAATATGCTGAGTCCATCACTGTGTTACCCGAATCTGGCTCTGTTCCGGCTGTCTCTTTGCTCCAAGTTCCTACAGGTGTAGCAATGTCAGCACTAAAAGCAAAGTCAGAGACTGCAAATATCTTTTGTGTACCAGTCCCACTATATGAACCAATAGATGCGGCATACCCACCAAAATCCGCATTGTCTGTGTTATTTACCAGCTTTTTAACTTGAGAAGAAACTGACATTTTACCCTTATCTAAGTCGATACCATAAGTCATGAAAATATCGCCAATAGAATCACCCTTATTAGGTTGCGAGAATTGTCCTTTATCGTTAGGGAGTGTGAATTGGTTTGTTTTTGCCATGTTATTTTCTGGTGTAGCCTAGTAAGACAATTATAGTTCCATCATCAAGTTCTACTTCTATAGCTGTGTCTGGGGTAATAGGAGCGGCCACTATAGTTCCACCATCTGCACCAATAACAATATCGTCTGTGTAATCTGTTTTAGTAACCCTGCGTACAAATTTAATCATATTATGATTTTGTTATAGGTGTCCAAACTGTGGGGTTAGATTCTTGAGTAGTTGGGTCTGTTACGTAAGCATTTGCGTATGTCTCTGGATATACAGGGTTATAGGCGTAAGCATTTACGTAGGTTGTGGGAGTTATAGTACCGTCTACTTGAGAAGATAAACTGACCACATAAGCATGAGCAGCATTAGTTGATGAAGCATAAGTAGCGGTAATATTTCCTGTCGCCGTTACTGCAGTACGTGTAGCTGTGTAGACAGATAGGGTTGAGTCACGAGATGAATCGTTAACACTAGTTTCTGCTCTTTCTGTCCAAGTTGGATTGTTAGTAGTTAAGGCAATACTTGTATTTAGAACAGTAGTACCGTCTGAGTTGCCTAAAAAGCCAACAAATAACGTGTCTGCCCTACTAGGTGTGAATCCTGTTAGAATAACAGTAGAGACCGCATTCCCTGTATTACTAGAAGTACCAGCGCTTATCCCAAAGTCAGTAATGCGAAGAATATGCCCGATTAAGTGGTAATCAACCGCGGCAGTTGTTGTGAAGGTAAAGTTAGAAGCAGCTACATCAGCACTATTAGCTTCTTTAATGAATACAGCCAAGACTTCATGTGTCGGAGTTCCTGTATTAGTAGTGCTTAGAAGAGTCCAACCACTTGGTGTATTAATTCCACCAGAACCAGAGTTGTTGTCACTGAGAAAAATACCAGCCAACATTGTGTCTCCTACAGCTAAACTAACAGGCTTAGTAATAACTAAACTTGTATCTTCTGAAGAGCTACTTTGTACTGATTGGTAGGCTATAGCCATAGATTATGGATTTTGGATAAAGAATACGCCAGAAACCGGCCAAGTGATGTCGTAAGTACCGTTATCTATTGTTTGACTTGAACCAGTGTCAATTGTTGTAATGACTCTACTAGTTGCATCGTTGCCTGTAGACTGACAGACATGTATATAGCGGAATGTACCAGATAATGATGTCCATTGTACGTCTGCGGCATCGGCTATTGTTCTATCATTAGTGTCGTCAGTTGTTACTGTTTTAGAAGCTAGTGTTTTTCGTGTATAACCACCTCCCGAAAGTTCGCCAGTAATGTCGGCAATGTAGGTAGTTGTGTCGATATTGGCTGCACCAGTAGTCAAAATAACTACTACAGTGTCATTTATAAAGTCTATTTCTCCTTTTACTATTGAGGTCAAAGCCTCGTTTGTTAATTGTCCCATATGTTATGTGTAAGATTCTAATTTAGGGTTAATATCCATCGCAAAGTCCTCGTTTCTAGTCCCATAGTACGCTTCTAGTTCTGCAATTCCTTGTGCGTATCTAAGTTGTAGCTTTTGGAATTGGTCAGCCGGAAGTGTCGGATTCTTTAAGGCCGCACCAATAGCAATTAAATCATGGAATGGTCGGTCAATTGGTGGCTCTTTAGTAGTATCATCATAAGAGTATTCATCATATGCTCGGGTGTATTCAGCTCGTATTTTCCCGCCAGCGGTTACATCATCTGCACTTGCTCTAGGGTATAGCCAAAAACCAAATGATTTAGGGTCATAAAATGGTTGTGATTTGGCAAAATTAGCGTCTACTGCTGTGTCGTTTCCAAATCCTTCTGGATAAGTAGCAGAGTCAAATGGTTCTGCTCGGTAGTAGTTAGTACCGTCATATGATACATCTAGTCTTTTAATCTTTAAGAAAGAGATGTTATCAAATTGGTAGTCACGCTGCCCTGCAACTAATGGAGTAGTAGCAATTGGAAAGTCTGTCTTGTATGGATCATCCCAGTCAAAGTTGTCATAAGACAAAATGATTCTGTTGGTGATATCAAACAAAGTTTCGTTAATATCAGCCGTCACTTGCTTCATTAATGTGGTATCTCCAGAAACGACACCGTCACCCAATAAAGAGTGACGTTCGTATCGCTGTATAATTCCGTTTTTTAGTGTTGTGTTGTTATAAACCATGTAGTTAGTCACCTCTGCCTAACGTGGGGACGGTTCGCAACCTGCCACTAATTACCTTAATTATATCACAGATATTTGATGTCAAGAACACCGGAACGGATATATTCCAGTCGGGTATTTGCAAATTCTACATTCTGTAAGTTACGAAACGGGTGTGCTTCATGTTTGTTGTGGTCGAACGCTCGGCACTTAATTTCCGGTAAGCAATAAAACTCGTAACCTTTCATATGTGCTCGCAGTCCTACGTTTGGATTATCATAACCCCAGTATCTATCTAGCTCCTCATCAAAGCCACCAACATCAACTAAAGCAGACCGTGGTGCACTACCACAATCTATTTCCCAATCACGCCAGTCTATAGCACCAACCTTATTAGCTCGCCAGTCCCAAGTTTCATTTTCTTCATCGTATTTAGATACTGGGGCAGTATAGAACGCAGGCTTGGCTTTATATGCTTCCCAAAAGAGCTGTAGTGCGTTTTCCGGCAGTTCTACGTAGTCTTGCACGAATACTATCAATTCACCTTTAGCGCGCTGTATGAGGCGATTTAGGCTATGGTTTAAGTCAACTTTACCTGTCCAGTTTATATCGGTTAGCCATTCGAAATCAGTAAGGGTTTGCTTTAATAGCCCGTTACGTGTTGGTTCTAGGGCTTTTGGGCGAATTGAGCAGGTTACAACACTTATTTGCATACTATGTCAATACCTTTTAAAATATTCTGAGCGTAACTTTGCTCAGTCCACTTACTCTCTATATAGGGTCTGCCTTTACTAGCATAGTCTTTATAATTGGCTTTAATAGTGGCTATAGCCTCACGTATAGCTTCGGGGTTAGGGTCACAAACTAATCCAGCACCACTTTCTAGTATATACTCACTGTTTTTAGGTGAGTCAGACATGGCTATGGCTGGTATTCCACAACTTAAACTCTCCAAAAGCGAGCGTTGTCCACCTCCCCAAAATTCACTAGTGTTTACGTGTACCCATGACGCATTAAGCAGAGATGCAACCGCTTCCTGTTTTAATTCTGGTAGTAGTAACGTGCCATTATTGCGTACATGTTCAAACGGCATCCGATCATTCTGTTGATAGCGTCCACAGACCACACCTTTACTACCTAGAGCCAGTGAAAACAAATCTAACCGCTTCCAGCTTGCACAAGTGGCAGCAAACATACCATCAAACACTTTTGGCTGTTTTTCTGGCTTCATCACAGTACTGTTAATACCAAACGCTCGCATCCAAGGTAACTCTAGGGCTTCAAATTCTCGCTCGTTTATCTCACTTTCAACAAGGTATAAATCAAACCCTACTGCATCAAGATATTCTATCGGGCCACCAGCAAATAGAAGTATTTTCTTTTTACTAGAACGTCTTATTGCATTATAGAAGTCAGCATGTTCAGATTTTGCGGTACAAGTTGCCTCCCATAGCAGTATCACATCGCTATCTTCCCAAGTAGTAGAGTATTGGTCATGATAAGTAACAGTGTGTTCTTTTTCGATAATCTTCATCGCTTGAGCTAAGCCGTCATTCCATTGACCGGACTCTCTAGGCTTAGTTCCATTTATCCAACAGAAGGAAATTGTCATAGGTCTACTCTAGCAGTTTCTAATCCTACTGTCTTCCAATCTAATCCACTAGCTTGCATTGCTAACCTGACACCGTGCATACTAATATCGTCCATCAATAGAATTGCATTGGGGATATACTTTTGCACCATCTCTATATCACTCAATGTAGTCTCAAATGAGTGTCCACCATCAATAAAGACAGCTACCGGACTTTCTAGCTGTAGGTCTTCAAGTACGTGTAGTGTTTTGTTTGTGTCCCCTTTATACAGTTCAAAGCCAAACGTCTGAGCTTCTTCCCATGTAACTGGTAGCCCATCTAGTGGAGCTTCTTCGTGGTCTGGTGCTTGTTCAAAGAGGTCAAAGCCGATAAGTCGTGGTACACCTAATTTAGCTACTTCTTTCATTGTATCACACTGGAAACATCCAATTTCAATGTAAGTCTTAGGTTTAATCTTTTCTATTTCTGCCAATAATACAGGCAGTTTAGCTCCCATTATACTTGCCATACTTCTATCCATTGTTTAGCTACCATATCCGGTGTAAAACTCTTAGCCCATTCTTGCATCTCAGCACGTTCATTGTTTTTAAACGCTTCCAGTACAGCATTTACATACTCATCGTCCCTTTCGGGGTCATCGGCCATGTCTAAAGCGTATGGTGGACACCAGTTATCTTTAGTATAAGGTGTTTTTATCTTATAGCCATACTTTACAGTAGTTTTTAAGGCTCCAAAGTCAGCACAAACTACATGAGCACCACCTAATTGAGCTTTACGAGCAGATACACAGTCAATTTCAAAGAAGTGTGTTGGATAAAGCATCACTCCGGCATTTAATGTTAGCTTAGCTACTTCTTTATGAGAGATTTTACCTAGATTCTCTATACCAGCCTCCTCCATTTTCTTTAGCATTACCTTTTTCCACGACATCGCCTCTTTATCCTTGCTCCTAAGTAAGTCAAAGATATCAAAACCATACGCCCATTTCATTTTAGCGCGTGGTTCTTTGGCTTTAATCTTGGGGAATATGCGTACTAGTGCAGAAAGCGCACGATCAGGGGAAGAAGTGTTGATAATCAGGTATGGGTCACGCTCTACTTTTTCAGTAAAGAGGGAAGTGTCCATACCATTAGGTACTACAAAGCACTTATCATCAGGAATACTAGGGTATAAATCACGATGTGCTTCACTCTTAAAGAATACTTTGTTTATTTTAGCTAATCGCTTAGTAGTAAATTCTCCTTCTCGCATTACATCATGCACATCAATAAACAACTTACCGACATTTAGTTCATAGTCAGCTACCTTGGTTTGTCTCCAGAGTATTAGAATATCCTGCTTATCTCGGTAGTTAAACGTATACCAAGGTTTATAGGTTACACCATCAAACACTCCACCCTCACCACATGAGTTATAAACTGTGACGTTGTAGCCCTGTTTAGCCCACTCTTTTGAAAGGTTGATAACGGCTTCTTCACTGCCACCAATACCTTTCTCTAAGATAGTTGGAGTCCACTCAGTTGTCTGTCCACAGTAATAAACAATGTCTTTACCACTACTTTCTGTCTTAACAAACCTTTGATTCTTAGACAGCATAATAACCGGGTGATTCTTTTCTTCCTCGGTCATGGCATTATACGTACTTAGATATTCCTCATCGGTCATACTGTCCATTTCCTTAGCAGTAACAATCACTTTCTTTTGTAGTCTATCCTCTTTGTCGGCCTCTTTAATCATCTTATCAAGGTCACGGTTACCTGGCTGGATTTCAGCACACGCTTCAAGACATACTCTAGCTTTCTCAAACTCTGCCGTGTCCCAATAAAGGTGAGCTAGTGTCATCATTGGGTTATAGTCATAGTCACGTGGATTGTATACCATTGCTGTATCAACCGGAGGTTTCTTTGATATACCCTCTAAGGTAGTTTTGATTGCTTCTTTATTCCGGCCTTGAGCTTTCTCAATTTGTGCCAGAGTATGAAACGCATCAGGATATTCATACTTAAGACCAATAGCTTTTCTCGCATATTCCTCAGCTTGAGTTAAGTCACTTAATGATAAAAACATGTTCGCAATGCGCAGTGTTGCCATGTATCGTTCCATTTCAGACCCAGACACACCAATAAAGGTCTGGAAGGTACTTATTGCATCGTGGTACATTCCAGCCCCGGTGTAGGCATTAGCTAGATTCCAGTAGTCACGCGGATCGCCAGTCATATTAGCCTTAGATATTTCCAAGTTACGAACAGCGGATTGTTTAACCCTTTTATCATTAGAACGGTGAATACGATTAACACCTTCAAGGATAAGAAGGTCAATATCACGGTTAGCATCTAGGTCTTCATGGATGGCTCCTTTCCAAGTGAAAGTACCATCATTAGCTACTACCTGGGTTTTAGGGTGAACCACTGTAGGCATGCCGTACTTATCAAAGTCATAATGATAGTACATGACATAGGCATCAGCTTTGTTCTTTTCGATAAAGGGTTTCAGTAATACTAAGTTTTGAAACTCATCATCAGCATCACCCCAAAGAATATAATCAAAGTCTTTTGGGACTTGAGCGAAGTTATAGTTACGAGCCTTTGCAAAGTCATCACACCATTTAAAGTTAGAGACAATAGCATTGTACAGCTCAGCTACTTTTTTAACCTTTTCATTAGGTTGAGTGATAGTGACAAAAATACCATCAACATGCGGTGCGACTGTCCATAGTAGATTATTAAGTACCTCAGCTTCTTCATCTGAACCTTTTACAATTGCACAGAAAGCTAACTTTGACATATTATTCTATTTTACGATTAGGAACCCACTCCGGGAAGGTACGCTGAAACCAAATAGTCCCTTTATCTGATTCAAACTCAAACCATTCTTCGGGAGAAAGTTTAAGGTGAATAATCTCGTATAGACCAGTTGGAAGACGTAACATCTCACGCTCTAGCATTGATGTATCTTTTACTTCACCCCAATCAGTCTTTTGGTTCTCTGCTCTTTCTCGGTTTCCTAAAGCACCTAAACGATACTGTTCCGGGAATAAATCTCTATAAGCTCTGACTATACCTCTAATCTTTTTTTTAGTTATATCACGCATTGTTTTATCTTGCGTAGGAAGGACGGTGCTTGTTTTTGCCGTCCCCCCCACACAAGCAGTTATGAGGGGAGTAATGGTTACTCAATCAAGAAACCGTTTGCAAAGAAGAATGAATCTGCATTAGCACATTCAAATGTTCCCTTACCAACGACTGCCTTAATGTCGTAATCACCGGAACGAGCTAGGTCGTTATCAATGTACGGCATCTTGAGCCACGCAACTTTACCCTTGTTACGATTGATACCAAGTACTCGATCTGTTGAGTCTGTACCTGATACGAATACATAACGGTGAGCGTAAATTGCTAGACGACCAAATGAGGTAGTGTATACCGAAGTCATCTTTACAATTTCAGTCTGACCATTAGGGTTATTGATTACAGTGTTTGACTTCTGTACTGAATCATCTAGGCGACGCTTGATACCAGCAGACACAATAAGGTCTGTAGAAACATCACCATTACTATTCTGCCAATCAGTCTTTAAAAGACCGTCAAGGTGAGTAGCGTTAAAGATAGTACCAGAAGTGTGAGCGGTTGTGTTTGTACTCTTCGAGATGTGGGCAATAATACCTTCCATCTTTGGAGCAGTACCTGACACTCCAGATACTAGAGTTGAACGAAGTAGGTCAAACTCAAAAGCGTTACCAAAGTCCTTAAGGGCTTTGTTAGTTTGACGATCTAGCTCATTCATTCCGTGATAGTGCTGAATGTCTTGCTGAGTTCGAGACACTTTCAATGGAATAGCGGTGATTTGTACAGTGTTAGTCTTTCTACTTGGTGTAGTTTGACCTGACGCTGTATAGTCACCTTCTTCTGAAACAGCTGCACTTGCGGCGGTTCGTAGTGTATCAGTTAGATAACTGTGAACCATAGCAATAGCAGTTCCACGACCAAGCATTGAGGTTACTTGGGTTTCCTGCGCGGTTAAAATCTCAATAGCGTTTAGTACGACATCTTCTCGTACTGAAACATCGCCATATGAGTTGACAAAATTACCAGCCATATATGTTTACAGCCGGACTCATTACTTTTTGAACAATGCTGTTACAGCTTTTACGGCTGCATCTTCGGCAGTTCGGAAGTCACCTTTAGCTTGTGCTTCCTGTGCTCGTTGCATGTCATCAGTAACTTGTCCAAGCCTTGGATTAGACATTAAGACGGATTTAGCACTTTCTGTTTTGTCGTAACCGCGTAACTTTTCAATGGTAGCTTTCAAAGACGCGTCATTATTTACAGCATCAGCAGGACGGACACCTAAGTCCTTTGCACGAGCGTTGATAATATCCTTATACGGTTCCAGGTCAGCATTACGTGAATAGAACACATCTTGTTCGTATTGGTCACGAGTAATGAACTTCTCTGGGTCTACCGGCGCATCCTTTACAACTTGCCCAGCTTTACCGACATAATTTTTAGTCTCTTTTAGACCATCAAGTGCTGCGTCTACCGATTGATAGCGAGTACCTAATTTTTCATTAAGTTGGTCAAGAGTTAGAGCGGTTCCTTCAACAGGGGTGTTACCTTCTCCTTGCGGAGTGACGGGAACTACCGGAATGTCTTCTGGCATATATACAAAATTTGCTTCTTCCTATTTATAACCGTCTCCATTACAGAGACGCTAGAGGTGGTGCGTCTCGATTATGGATTATGTCGCTTTATTATATCATTAGTTTCTTCTGTACGCTCGTCAAGGGCTGATTCTGCTCTGGTTATTACATCATTAACGTATGTGATAATCGTATCACGAGTTTGGTATCGTAGTAAGACTTCATCTGCTATCTGTTCTTTAGTTTTACCCTCGACTATCAAGCTACTAATCTTGTCTAGCTGGTTTAAGTCTGTATCAACCATCTGCACAAAGACACCCCAAGTTGGGTGCTCTGTTAGGGCTAGTAGCTTATGATTCTCTTTAGTTGTTTTTATGTCTTCTGGACTCATACGACACTAGCTCCCATCATGGTGTTAGCTCCTGTGGTCATGCCTTGTGCGGTTGGCATAACTCCCATCTCTCCTGGCATACCTTGTGGCATAGCTCCTTGCATTGGTGGTAAAGCTCGTGGTCTTTCAAGACCAAACAGGTCAAACACTTGGTCAGCGATAGGTTTAGCTAACTCAGGCGGTACTAAGCGCATCATGTCTATTAAGTTTCGAGCGACAATAGCGTTGTCCATTTTCTCGTTAGTGAAGGCTATCTTAGTATCAAGAGCAGATACAATAATCTCATCAGTAGCATCAACAAAGATATTCTTGTCTGAGCGCATCTTGTCCATTACTGAGGCAATAGCTTGCTCTAACTCATCAGGAGTTGGTGTAACACCTTGCTTTTCCATTTCCTGCATCGCTAGGTAAGAGGCTACTCTCTCACGTAGTTCTTCAATGTTATCAACATCAGAGTAAATACGCACTGTACCGTTTTCTTTTACCATTTTTGGTACATGTGGTAGGTAGTGACGATCAATAACTCTTTCTAGGAAGTAGCCAACCGAGTCTCTAATCAATAAGAAAGCAGACTTACTATTTCTATCCTCTATCGCTTGAGCTGTGGCAGTGGCACTAGCCGGACTTGGTGCGCCACGTACTACATCAAAGGCAGATGTTACTTCACTAGCCCATTGTTTAGCAAATGCCTCATCGTTATATGAACTAGCACCAACCTCGTTAATATTCATTTGCTCTAGGTCAGCCATGTTCTCTACCTTGATAACACCATTAGAACCTAGACGAGCAAAGTCTTTCTGTCTTATTCCAGCCCCGGAACGCATCTTAAAGATACCGTACTGTGCAACGGTATTGCGGTTAATACGAATATTAACCACCATGTTTATGTATTCTTGTAGGTCTAGGACTTTCCAAGCTGGACTAATACCATACCAAGACCAAGGAAGTTTTGTATACCAGCCTTCTTCAAATGGTTTAATGTAGTTACCAAGTTTATCTTTAGCAGTCACCTTTTCAATAAAGTGTAAAGTAGTAGCCCCACCATTACCGGAGCAAACAATCTTAGCTAGGACTTTATTTTTGTCTCCTTTCTTACCAGTAATCAAATACTCTGGTACTTCACCATAGAAAGTAAATATCTCAACCATCTTTCCAGTTGAACGAGTCGAACGTCCCATACTATCGAAGCGTGATAGATTTTCTTGTTCAATAGCTTTATCTAAGTTAATCCAGTCTTGTGCTTCCATCTCCTTTTTAGTCATCAAGGTACGTACTGCAAAGTCTACATCTTGTAGTGTAGGGGCAGACGGGTCAATATAGACATTAAGAATATCAATAGGAGTACGCTTAATGTGAGTCTTACCATTCTTTTTGTATGGTGTTAGTTCCCATACGATAGTGGGGTCAATTGATAGTGTACGGATAGCCATATCAATATCTTGACCAAAGTAAGTATCTTCAAGTTCACGCCTCACTGTAGCTCGTACAATCTCAGTTGAGCCTATGCCCTTGCGACTCCTGGATGTGAAAGTTGCATCTTTAGTATCTATATCTGAGTTCTTAGACACCGCATCACACATCGTCATACTTAAAGGAACCCATATCTTTTTCCGACCAGTAGTTGAGTCTATTGGTTTATCAAATACACCGTAATAGTTCTTTCTAAGTAAACGTACTAATGGGCGGATAGAAAAAGAAACATGCTCAGTAATAAATACTTCTGGGTCTTTGAACTTGCTTACATGCTCGTTAACGATAAGTGTGGCTTCTTGCTCAAGTTTTGTAATGTCCATAAGTTTATAAGTACTCACTATTATACAATGAAATGTCTTCGTCTACTACGACTCTCGTCCCTGTTTGCATATGTAGAACGTAACGTAAAGCATCAAGCGCGTGGTCATTCTCTTTTACTGGGACTTCGTGTTCGTTTTGGTTATCTCTTTTATCCGGGTAACGATAAGTACTAAGTTCACTTAATAGACTAGAACATGAGTAGTGAATATGCAGTCTATTTTGTTTCATTAGCTCACGTACACTAGAAATACCAGCACTAATATCTTTAGATACTTCACGCACATAAACACCAGCTCTAGTCATTTCCTCTATTCTATCTGGCTCAGCCGGGTCAGCATAAACATAGTTAGGATTATGTGACTTAACTTGTTCGATAATCTCCGGGGTAGTTTTGCCTGTTCTATACCATTCTTGAGCTACCCAATAGTGACCATCACTATCTCTTTCTACTCTTAATACAGCGGTAGGATTAGTATATCCAAAGTCTACCCCAAGCATTATCTCGTTTATCTGTGGTCTTACTGTCTTATCATCGTATACATGACGTTCACGATCAAACTCTTTATAGACCAAACCTTCTTGCTTCCTAAAATCTGCTAGATATTCCTGAGCAAATACATCTTCTGTTAGTTGTCGTTTAGCATCTTCAAGCTCTGATACTTGAATGTGTGGATTATCGTAAGTAGTAGCATGAAAAGACTTATAAGACTTATCTTTATGGGCCATCATGTATAGATCGTAAAAATGATTGTAGCCTTTAGGAGTAGAAATAAACATCACCGAGCCTAATGTGTCAGTAAGAGCAGGACGTAGTACTTCAAACCAACCATTCCAAAAGTAACGCATCATCGCTACCTCATCTAATACTAAAAAGTGGAACGATTGACCGCGTAGTGTTTCGATAGCGTCCCAAGACTTAAGCATTATGGTAGAAGTGCCACCACCTTGAGTCTTCAAAGCAATCTTTAGCTGTGATTCGTTTATATCAGTAGCAATAGGGTGACAGCGTTTCTTTAGCTGTTCCCAAGCAATATCTCTAGCTTGTTGAAAGGTAGGAGCAATATAAGCAATACGCTTATCATCACCAGACACAGCCACACCAATCATTTCTTCTACCGCAAGAATAGTCTTACCAAATCTACGTCCAGCACAGATAACTCTAAAGCGAGTACTGTCTTGTGCTATCTCATTCTGTTTTAGTGACAGTAATATCATTCTTTTTAGCTATAG